CTCTCCAGGGAGGAAGCATAGAGGCTCTTACCGGTACCACCAAGGTGAGTGCCCTCATCGGACTGCTCCATCTCCATGCAGAAAACGGCATAAGGCTGGCCGGAGGCCTTGTACTTGTCCAGCAGATATCCCAGGGCCATGACCTTATTGATGAAGTGCATCTCATGCTCGGACACTTCTTCCGGAGAGAGTGGAATGCCCAGCTCTTCCTTTCTCCAGTAGGTACGGCCAGTATTGAAGATGTACTGCATGAAGGAGAGGTCCTTCCTGTGGATGGTCAGCCGGTACCTCCTTGAATCCACCAAAGTGTCAATCTCCTTCTTCAAGTAAGAAAATTCGGGGGAAGTGGGGGATGCAGCATGGAGCTGGCTCAGGAGCTGCTTATATTCATCAGTAAGGTCGATATCGAAGAAGGGCATCTTGCCAGGCTCCTTCTCCATCGGATAGAAGTCATGAGGCAGGATTTTGGAGGCATACACAGAGCAGGGACAGTCTGCAGCCTTCACCTGGGCAATACCGTCTCTAGAGACTCGGAAAATGCCATTCTGGAAGAAGAAGTGGTCACTGTTCTCATCCCAATTCTTGAAGTCAGGCTCAATCATGGCCAGCTTCTCCAGGGAGGCCAGCCGGATCTGATTGCTCCTGTGCACTGTATTGGCCAGTTGCTGATTGTAGTATTTCGGATGAGTCTTGATGTATTCCAGCAGATACCCAGAGCAGTTGGCAGATATAGCATTCTCATCGATGAGAGTGACCACATTGTCCTTCACAAAGCAGAAGGTGTATCCTTTGGAATTGGTGGATGTGGCAATCCGGTAGTATCCGGAGGCCTGCAGGAAGGCATAGAGCTGCTCATTGTTGATGTCATAGGTCCTGCCCTGCTTGGTGTATTTCTCCTCCCAGAATCTGAGGGATCCGGCCAGCTTTACCAGGTCATCAAAGAGCCGGAAAGGCCTCTGATTCTCCGGTCTCCGGAAGCGAGTGAAGAAATCCTTGGCATCCTTGCAAGGCTTTCCCTTACGGTCTCTGAATCTGGCCAGCTCTGAAGGAAGTTGGATGATCCGGATGTCAAGATACCTCAGAGCAATCCGGTACATATTGGCAATGCCAGTCTCATCCAGGTCATACAGGATGAAGATATTCTTGGCCAGCCTCTGCAGGATGGAGAATTCATACTCGGTCAGATCTGCAGTCTCGGAATTGAGCCAGCACACATGGTAGTCATTCTTCTTCTCTGACTGGTGATCCGGATTGAGGAAGGTCTTGGAGGCATTCCTCACATTCAGCGCATCAGAGGGACCGGAGCAGATGATGAGATTCTCCCACTTGGAATCCTTCTCCACAGGCTCTCCATCCTCATCGAATTCCTTCACCTTCCGCTTGTATTCCGGATTGGCCTTGGCCTTGTGATATTCCTCAATGAATTCCAGGTCACCAAAGAAGAAATTCTCCGGCTTGTCACCGTAGTACATGAAGCGCACATCTCCCAGAGGCTGGTAGATCTTGCCCCAAGGCTGGCCATCCTCGGCCTTTCCGGATGTGCCATAGTCATAGTAGTACATCGGGAAGTGCTCATTGGCCGAATACCGGATGCTATTCTTGTAGGATCCTGCAGGCTTTGTGTAGGAGTCTAGAGGCTTGAGGCCGAAAGAATCACACAGCTCCTGTGTAATCTCGAATCCAAGCATCTCCAGCTCTGAAGGAGTGAACTTGCCTGAAGGCCTGAGCTCGATGGTGTAGGCCTGCTGAGGATCCACATACTCCTTTGTAGGCTCCGGCTTCACCGGCTTGTAGTCCTTCCGATTCTCCAGGAGCTGGGGAGCATAGTGCTCGGCAATCCATGTCATGGCCTGGCCGAAGGAGAGATTGTGCTCCTTCATCACAAGCTGGATGGCTGTCCTTGCCTGATTGTCGGAGCCACCCTTATCCTGGATCATCCAGATACCCTCCTTATTCTGGAATACAGAGCAGGAAGGATTCTTATCATCAGGCCTTATCTTGAATGCCTTCCGGCCACCGGATGCAAAGCAAGGCTCTGACTGTGGATAGATGTCAATGATGACAGTCTTGCCATATTCGGTAGCCTGCCAGATATCCTCTTTTGTTATGCTATAGTCATGATTCATATTGTACTATCTGCTTTGAATCACACATTCTATCTGTCTAATCAATTTCTCCATCACCTGGCCATCCTCCTGCAGATCTTCCCTGTATCTGAAGAGAGTGGTGGCTGTACTGCAGTAATCCCTGTACTGAATCAGGGCCTGCAGCAGTGACTGGACCTCTGAGGTGGAGAGCTCAAAAATGGAGAGCTGGCCATGCCGGTCTATATCCGCATACATGGCACTAAGCAAAGAGCTCCTTCCTCGGTACCGAGACATTGAAGTGTTTCTTCACCTGCCTCTGAATGAATTTCTGGTCTTGTGCACCAGGCTTCCTGGTGCCTTCCATCCACTTGTAGGCAGTGGAAGGAGATACTTCACATTCGGCACAGATAGCAGCCATGATCATCCGGCACTTCTCCTTGTCGAGTTTGTAGAAATAGCTAATAGTCCTCATTTCAATATCACTTTAATCTTGTTCCCATTCTGGTACACCACCAGGTGCTCACTCTTCTTCTTTGGCCTCTCCAGCTTCTCTTGAAGCCTCCGGAGAGCAGCCATATTGACTGCACTCCGGAAGATGAAATTGTCCATCATCTGCTGAACTTCTCAAGGATATTGCAGTCCTCCATCGGCAGGATGTATTGGGCCAGAAGGTCCTTGAAATTCCGGATGAAGTACAGGCAGACAGATTCGGATTTCATGGCAAGGCGAGAGCCGATACGCGCACTCGAGATCGACCAGGCGTAAGACGAGAGCGCAGAGGCGAGACCGCAGGATCCATCCGGCCTTGTGAATCGGATGAGGTCCTCTCTATCCGGATACACCTTCTCCATTCTCTCCTGCTCATACTTGTCATAGACATACACCCAAGGAAACCACACTTTGGTAAGGCCATCCAGGGGATTCACCCATCCATCATTGAGAGCTTTGATGATGATCTCCATAGCTGCTAATGCCTGAAGATGCTCAGGAAGAGGCTCAATCATGGCCAGGAAGGATTCATAGTCCACACCCACCTTCAGGCAGGCATCATTGATTGTCTTGATTTCATTCAGTCTCATATTACTTTCTATTTTTGTTGTGATAATCGATTAATTGCTGAAGTGATGAAATAGTCACATCGGAATGCTCAAGTGCCTCAGTGGCCTCCGGAGAGGCCTTCTCGGCAAAGAGACCGCCCTGTAGTCTCTGGAGCTCTGAGAAGGCAAGCATCAGGGAGCCGGAAAGGTCCACCAGCCGGTCAATGAAAGCCTGCTGCTTCTCGAAGTAGGTGAAATCGGTAGCTGCTATGATGGCATCCACCTTCCTCTCCAGGCTCCTCGCATTGGTGAGTGCATAGCTGCTCCTGGTACGGAAGTAGTCATTCTGCTGCTGCCTCATGTCCCTCACCAGGATGGAGAATTCCTTCACAGTGCACATATTACTTCAATTTGAAGGAGTACACATACACCATAGGATTCTTCTCCCAAGTACCTCTTTTTGAGATTCTGTCTATGAGCTCGGCAAAGGCTTCTCTGGGAGTGCCAAATGGGCACCGCTTCCTATGCACATAAGACCAGGTATGGAATTGCCCCAAAAATACTCCCTCTCGAATGCAGTCCTCATCACTGATGTCTTGCAGCCTCTCGATCCGGACACCGGTAATTTCAATCCTGAATGGCATCCTTTCTGCCTTCACGAACATCTTGTTAGTCCAGCCAGGCTTTGCCACAAGAGGATGAGGGAGACCATCCGTGTAAATCACATCCTTGTATGGTTGCGCCACGGCCACCACCTCTCCAGCCTTGTAGGTAGAATGCTCAAGAAGGTAGGCCTGCATGTCTAGGCCGGTGCCATGTATCTTCTGCACATAGTCATAGGCTCCTTTCATGATTTTCTCACCAATAATCCTCCTGGTCATAGTCTTGGTCCCTTCAATGACAGATTTTGTGAGACCATACTTGTCATTAAACATGATTTTTCTCATGGCTAGGCCTCCTCATAGAATTCCTTGGGCAGAGCATGCTTGGAGTCAAGCAGGAGAGTGATACCCATCACAGCCGAAGCAATGTAGATGAGCATGAAGATGAAGGACAGGCCTTGATTCTTCCAGCCAAATTCCCATACAGTGAGATAGAGAGTGGCTGCTGCCACTATGATCAGGAGCCATCCGGCCACCTTTTCTATTTTCTGTGTCATATTTTTTCGAGTATTAGATTTCGCTTGTGATACCAAAATACGCAGGCCTTCCTCACAGCACTCTCCGGAGTGAAGGCTACAACATAGATCTCATGGCCATACGGTGGAAGTGTGATGAGATACAGGCCCTCT